CCCCACCCATTTCGGCGGTGGTTTCAATTAATGCGCCGATTTCAGCGCGTCTTCTCATTTCAACAGGATCAAACTCCGAAAGCGTTTCACCCGCTAGTGCTTGGTCGTAACGTTGCTGCTCAAGATCATCAATGTAAGCCAATTGACTACTGGTATACGATGACAGTGGAATAGTAACTTGTGATGCCAACATCATTGGCAACAACGCTCCTCCAGTAGCAACGGTTCCAGCCGTAACAGCAAGTGATGGCAACGACTGCCCAATGCCACGTGATACGTCTCCGGCAAATCCTTCTTGTTGACCCTGAGCCAAACCCTGTTGGGTTCCTCTAAGCGCAATGATTTCAGACTTCAAGTCCTGTGGACTCACAATCAAACCAGATCCTTCAGGTTCAACCATCATCGATAAATTTTCAGCCCAATTTTTCCGTGTTAACTCGCGAAACCTAGTTTCAAATTCACTCTGGGGTGGGATGATCCAATCACCAAGTAACGAATATGCCTTTATTATTGACTGCATGAATTCTGCTCGCAAACTTGGAGTTGCAATTGCAGAAGCAGCCAGACTCGATTGTTGTTGCGACCCACGCGCAACCTCACGCAGATTCAAACCCGCCCACGATGTGTCGGGCATGATCGTTTCAAACTTGTTGGACTTAGCCGCCGATGCAATCAGATCCTGATCAGCGGTCGAAGACCCGGGCGCGGCATCCACACCAGTCATCAATTCATACGACTTCTCAATTGCTTTACCTAGATAAAGACTGCTATCAACACCGTTACTAGGCGGTGTTGGACCAACAGAAATTGGCTTTGCTAGGATGCTCGACCAATCATCAATGGTTTGTTGTAATGAGGTCATTTATTTTATTGCTTTAATTTTGCCACAATGCCAAGCCATTGATTGAGCATATTGTTTGCAAGCATTCCCTTTGCGCGGTAAAGACGGTGGGTTGTTGTAACTACATCATTAGCAATATTTCCCGTATCGTCCATTTGGATACCAGCCTCTGCTGCTAGTGATCGAATCTTTGCTTCACGTTCATCAACAGGAGCAGTTTGTACTGGTTGAGTACTAGGGGCAGGCTCTGTGCTTCTGCTTTTTTCTGTTGCTGCGGGAGGTTTTGCGGTTTGGCTTGCTCGCGTTACATCACGCCGGAGTTTTGCTTCCTTTGCCTCTTCAAGTGTCATACCAGTGAGCACATCAATTTCAGCGAGTCTGCGTTCTGATTCGGCATCACCCTGCGCAGCCCGTGCTCGCATCTCATCAATCCGTGCCTGCTGGCGTTGCGCTGCATATTGAGCATCAGTTTTTGCAGATTCAGCCCGTGCCTGTGTCAATTCAGTGCTTGCCTGCGTCTGACCAGTCCTTGCCTTCTTGCTTTCAAGTTCAGCCTGCGACATGGCTGGAGCAAACTCAGCACGGTTCTGTCCAAACAACGCACGTGATTCTGTTTCAGCAATCTTGGCTTGCGCCATTTGATTTGCCTGCTCGCGCTCCTGTTGAGCGCGTTGCATCTGCGACATCGTGCCACGAATCTCTTGCGCTTGTGGACTTTGATTGCCCTCCACCTGATTGGGCTGCATCATTTGCTGTGGTTGATATGCCTGCAACTTTCGTGCCAATGCATTTGACACCATCGCAATATCACCTTGCCCAAATGGAACCTTCCAACCAATTTCGTTTGTAAGTTTCATTGCGCGTTGAAGCAAGAACTGAATCTGTTGTGGAGGAGGAATACTGGCAAGATTCCTATAGCCAACGTCATCAATAGCAGTTTCAGCCAGTTCATCAATAGCAGCCGAATTTGACTGTGATGCGTACCACGAAGGAAAACTTGCGGTCCGAACAATTGAACCATCGGGTGGAGCCAATAAAGCAAATTGAGTGAACTTACCGATTGACCGCTTTGCATCAATAATTAGTTGTGCTTTGAACGCTGGTGGAATAGAAGAGTCATCAATAGTTCCCTCAATACGTGTGGTGATTTGTTCAGTTTTTACCTTGACAGCATTCTCTGCTGTACCCTGCGCAACTTTCAGGCTTGCTCCATTGACAGCCTTCTCCAGTTCCTGCATTACCTTTCGGTCACCCGCCTTGTACTTGTCGTACATACTTTGGATGTTTGAATACGTAGCGCGTGGATCTGTTTCCATGTTCATGGCAGCAAAGTCCATGAATCCCGGAGCAACTGACTCAAGTTCCTGCGCCATCTTCTCGACCGCAGGCATGAGCCGCTGCGACTCCTGCTGATTGCGCATCTGCTTCGCCATCGCAATACGCGCCTGTGCGCGAGTCTGCAAGCCAGCCGACCACTGCTCTTGCGACATCCGAATGGCTTGCCGCTGTCCACGCTGATCTGTGAACAGCGCAGCCGGAGTGCCATCAGGCAACGTGCCAAAGTCCAAAGCCTCAAGACCCGTGTAATACCCATGCTGGATGGCAGCATCGACCGCCTCGTACGTGCCGTACGGAGCGATCTGGCGCGAGCCACGGTGGTCAAGCGCAGCAGCCTTGAGAGCCTTATCGTCCATCAATGGATCAGGCTGTTCAGCCTGTTGAGCAGGACGCACAAAACCATCAGCAGGCGGTTGAGCCATGCCTTCGTCCGGTCCAATCATCGGACTCTCTGGACTTGGCGGTCCGACAAGTTCCTGTTGGGTCATAGGGCTTGGCTTGGGTAGTTGAGACATTATTGCTGTCCAATCTTGAGTACGGCTTCAGATGCTGTCTTGCTTGGTTTCAATGAGAATCCCGGCTGAAAGCCAAATGGTTCATCTGGTTCATTAATGACCTGCTTTGTTGGAGCCGCTACACCAGTGGAAATACCAGACATATCTGGCATTTGCATACCAACTGTTCGATCTGCTTGTGATCGATAGATGTCTTCCTTGGTCTTCGTCTCAGACTTTTCGGCTAGGTCTTTTTGCTCTCGATTAAACTGATTCTGTTGAGCCTTCAAAGGAATATCCATTGCCTGTTGCATTGGGCGAGATGCGCCAAGAAAACCACCAGCCAATGAACTGTATTCATTGCCGGGTTTATAGGCTTGGATGCCACTGGCTACGCCAACAAGGAAGTTGCCACCAAAGTTTGCTGCGCCAGTCATAAACGCATCCCATCCAGATGGAGATGGTGGAGTTAATGACTTGCCAACCCCCTTCGATTGAATAGGGAAGTTAGACAAGACTTGCATTCCAGTACCCATACCAAACATTGTGTCTTCAGCCATAGTTTGTTCCTTATCCGACTGCTGCGCCTGCGAGACTGCTTCCAACCATGCCGCCTACACCGGGCATGATCATGTTTCCTACTGCTCCAGCAGCCGCGCCTACAAGCGCACCGCCAAGTTGATTACCAGCGTTGATACTTGATTGAGCCGATGCCATCTGCTGCTGATACTGACCAGAGATCGCAGCAGTGCCAAGTTGTTGACCAACTTGGTAACCTGTTTGTTGAGTCTGGAGAGCACCCTGCGTGTAACCCTGATACTGGTTGCCAAGGTATTGCGCTGCGCCCAACCCGGCACTCAAGGTTGTCTGACCAGCCGCCGCTTCCATGTTCGCCATCGAGTTAGCGGTTGACTGCTGTGCAGCAGCAAGGATCTGCGCGTACTGCTCGTTGACTGCGCCAGCCTGCAACGCACCTTGACGGGCAACTGCCTGCGTCTGAGCCTGACCGAAGGTGGTATTTGATAGCCCCATCATCAAACCCTGCGCTGTCGATTGTCCAACAGCCTTATCAGTGGACTGCTGCAACAGTGCCAAAGTTGCATCGCGACCAGCAGACAGCGTCTTGAAAGACTCAGCAGATGCTGCGCCAAACGCCGCACGGCTTTGAGCCATCGTGTCAGCGTATTGCTTGACGGATTCGTTGTATTGCTTGGAGTAGACATCGGCGTTGTTCGCTCGCTCGTCCTCAAACTTACTGATCAAGGCGGTGTAGTTTCCCTCTTGAGTAGTTCGTTCGGCTGCGTAAGCCTTCTTCATCTTCTTGGTAGCACGGCGCATTGCCGACTCGCCGCCGAATAGGTTTCCAAAGAGTCCCATTAGTATGTTCCCTTCACGTTCTTGGTATGCGTCATTGGGTCGATAAGCGCAGCCATGCGCTCAATCGCCCAAGGAACACCGTTACTATCAATGCGAGCAAAGACTGCTTGGTCGCGGATGCGGCATCGAAGCGCGTCATTGCGACCAGATTGCAATTCACCAATCTGGATGGAGTTGGTGTTGGTGTACGTTCCGCTGCTTACAACGATGCGCGGAGATTGAGATGATCCCGGCAGGGTTGGTAACGGGAGCGCAGTTGGAATTCCATCTCCATAGACGTAAACACCACCGGGAGTATCAAGCGAAGTTCCCGGCAATGATTCATCGCGTGTAAACAACGTTTGAATATTGCCTACATTAACTTCATTTTGAATTTTCCAACTGTTGCTTGGTGGTGATCCAGTATTAAAAATCCGGTTGTCACCGAATGCATACGTTCGCGCCGTTGGATCAGTGATCAACGTGTCAAGCGTGGTGTATGTGTGAGGAGCAAGTGACTGCGGATAGGCAAGATTGATGCCAGTTGTTCCGACAAACACAGGAACACCAAAGTCATACCCACCTACAGGGTCTTCCACACGAGGAATAACAGAAGCGTCTCCACCGTCCAAAACCACAGCCGGGAACGATGGGTCATATCTGACCGTGACGTTGACGATTGCTTCACCAATTGCCTCCTCTGCTGTTTGACCAGACAGAATGGATAGGAATGGTCCAGTCAATCGGACGTTCGGCGTATTAAAATCCACCACCTCTTGCGGCTCATCCATTGTCAGTTCAATACGCATATCGCGGAGCATGACCTGAGACAGATTTGGAGAGACAACTGGACCAATAGTCAATGAACTGACAATCTTCTGCGCAGCCGCTTGAAGGTTGTTTACTGTGAAGGGGCTACTTCCTCCTTTGTAACCAACAGCGGCTTGACCATCAACACCTGATGTCAGGTTGCGATCAAACCAACCAAGGTAGCCATCTTCGCTGCCAAGAGCCAGCACTGGTGATCGAGCATCACCAAACGGGAACTCGCCAATGCATGATGGTGCTTGAAACGCTGTCCACCCCGTGCGGATTGCCCAGAACGAATCGGTCGCTTGACTGTAAACAAGGTGCGTACTGCTCGATGGCAAGTCAGTGCGCGACAAAATGCAATAGATGTTCTGGATTTCAGGATCGAAACCAAGCGAGCAATCTAACTTGTCAAACTTCTGCGACTGGAAGAACGAGTCAAGCCTACCGCCTGTGATTCGACCAGACTGTGTCACTTGGAATTCGTTTGGGCGGACGCGGTACAAACCATCCTGCGCCATGATGTACACCGTCTGAGCATCCGACACACACCATGCCTTGGCAGAGACAATGCCGACCGAGCGCGACAACTCAATCATGCGAGCCTGCGTGGCAAATACTGGGTCAGCGGATAGATAGGTCATCGTGTGCCTACCAGCGAAGAGCAGCCCACTCTCTGCCATCGGGATCAGCGCAACAATTGGCTCACCGGGAATGGAGAACTTCGTTGACAAGTTTCCAGCGACAGCATCGTCAGGTGTTGAGCCGGGAACCCAATCGTCAACGTCATTGATCTTGCTAAGGAACCAGTTGTTTGGTGACGGGGTAAAGCCGCTCAACGCCAAGCGACCGCCAAAGCGAACTAGCAAACTTGCACGTTCGCCTGCTTCTGCTTTAGCCGCACCAATACTGCTAGCGTTCGATGACGGCTTAATGGTCATTTCTGGACCACTAATAATGAATGTCAATCCATTGGTAGTACCAGAAGTTGTTGTAAGGTTTGGTCCAAAAGTTACACCGTCATATGTTGCTGATAAGTGAACTTCATCATTAGCAGTTCCAATTAGTTGTTTTACATAAACGGTCTGTTGAAATGAGTAACCGCTTATTGTTCCCTGACCACCACCAGCAGCAAACGAACCAGTAATTACAATTTCTTGACCAATACGCAACGGTGTTGCAGTAAATGTAATGTGGCTAGCGTTATTGAGGATTACGTTTGATAAGACCGTTCCCCAGAATTCAACACGCATGGCGGAAGTAGCGAGCGTGATGTTCATCCGGCGGTATTTTTCACCATCAGCAAAGTAAGCGTAGTTACCAAAGATCGCAACAGAAATATCTTTGGTGTCATCTAACTTTGATGTTGATGACGCATACGCAATATGGGTTGGCACAGTGTCGCCCGGATCAATGATGTACACCTCGCCACCCGCCACAACAACGCAGCGTTGTGTGAGTTCAGTTGATCCGCTATCAGCCACAACATATGCATCAGCGCGGACAATGGCTTGCACCTTGCGCGTAGCCGCAGTTGGAAGCGTGTTGAACTGAAACGCGCCAAGCAAAGCCCTGCGCTGACCAAGCCGCTGCTTCCCCTTGTACGGGTCATACGGGAGCACGTTTATTGAATCGAGCGTGAAGCCCGGAGGCAATGACGAGTATGCACTGTCAACGTGCAAGCCGCGTGAAGGAAGAGTGATTGGTAGGTATGGCATTAGGCAGTTCTAATTGCAAATCCAATAACCCCCCACTGACTAGCCAGTGGAACGTAATTTTTTGGAGCGGTCAATACTTCAATCGTTGCTGATCCTGTACTTCCTAAGTTTTGCCATTGTTTCCACACGATTACAAACCATGTTTCTCCACTTGCACCGAATGTAATAGGATCATTTGAACTTGTACTTGCAATTGCAGAAGCCGCTTTGACCTGACCAACCCCTGCGCCTACTTGAAATGCCGGAAGTGGAGTAACGGACGAATATGCATTTGTCCCAAGTCCAAGTGCAGTTCGTGCCGTACCACTAGAGCCACTTGTCAATGCAGCCACATTAGCAGTTCCGGCAGTACTGTTTCCAAGAACAGTCAATGTTGCAAGTTGTGCAAGTTTGGCAACGGTTACCCCATTGTCTGCTAGGGCAGCACCAGCAACTGATCCTGCTGGAAGAGTAACTGCTCCGGCAGAAACAGTGAGCGCATTACTTGCTGTCAATGTTGACGAAACTGTCAATCCAGTAGTAACGGTAGTAAGTGAGTCTCCAACCCTGACACGGCTCGCACCATTGGTGGCAATACCGATTTCCTGTGCAGCAGATTGGTAAAGCCCAGTAGTTGTATCACCAGTAATCGTTATTGATGGCGCGGCTGCTGATCCTGAAGAAACAAACGATCTTCCACCGACAGTGAGGTTTCCACTGAGAACCAAGTTTGTAATTGACAGGCTTTCACTAGCACTCAAGTTGTCAATACGTTTCCATGCGGTCCACGTAGAATTATTTTTGGCACGGATGAATCGCTTACACGTTGTCAACGATGTTGTCAACTCTTGGATAATAATAGTCGTGGATGGAACAGTAACGAAAAGAAGGCAATTACCATCAGTTGTAGTGTTAGTAAAGTCTGTTGCTGGTACGTTTGTGTAAGAGGTTCCGCTTAACAACTGATACCGACCTTGCGCAATTGATAAGTCAAGGTTGCCACCCGCAT